TATGCCCCAGGAAGTCACGTTAACGACGGAAGAAAAAGTGCTGGTGTCCCTCCAGCCGCTCACGGAAGCAGGCAACCCGGCCGTGGTGGATGGTCCCGCCACGTTCACCGTGGTGAGTGGCACCTGCACGATTGCCCCGGTGGATGATCTCTCGGCCTATGTCGTCAGTGGCAGCGATGCCGGCGATTCCCAGGTGTCGATGGCCGTCGATGCCGATGTGGGGGCAGGCGTGACGCATATCTCCGATACCGTGCTTGTGCATGTGACGGCCGCACTGGCGGAACAGTTACAGGTGACACTCGGCAGCCCGGAGTTGAAGTGACATGCCCGATATTGCCGCACGCCAGCCCTGTACGACAGCACTGCGCCTGTTAGGCGTCGCGGCCGCGGAGCAGCCGATCCACGCCGATATGGCGCAGCGTGCCCTGGAGGGCCTGAACAGCCTGCTCGATGCGTGGAGCACCTCGCGGCTTCTCGCCTGGACCAGGCCGAAGGTGCCACTGCCACTCGTTCCAGGGAAAGGTCAATACTCGTGGGGTGTCACTGACCCGCCGTGTGACATCATCGGCGTACCCCCGGTGCGGCTGGAGCTGTGCCTGCTCACGGTGGGTGCGGATGATTGGGAGATCGGCATCCTGGATCAGGCGCGGTATGAGACGCTCGTGAGCGAGAAGGCCATGGCGAGTACGTACCCCGAGTACGTCTATCTGGAGGACAGCCAGCCCGTCAAAACGCTCCACGTCTGGCCTGTGCCGCAGGGCACGAGCCACACGCTCCAGCTCCTGCCCTGGCCGCAGCAGCCGCAGTACACGCACTGGGACGCGGTGCTGTCGTGGCCCAACGGGTACCTGCGCCTGATGAGCTATAACCTGGCGGTGGAGTTAGCGCCGGAATACGCCGTGGAACCGTCGCCGACGGTGCTGCGGACGGCGGTGCAGACGAAGCACGACCTGGCGCCGGTGAACATGCCGCGCGGGCGCCTGTCCCTGTCGCCAGGGGGAGCGCCAGCGCAGTCACGGCTGGCAGCGTTTTACCGGGGAGAGCCTTAACGCGGCAAGCGCAGGAAGATTTGCCACAGGGCGGCGCCGATCGCGGCAAAGCCGACCAGCATGACGCCGATCACGAGGTTGAGCTTGCTATCCACCCCGTTGACCCGCTCCGCCAGGGTCAGGAGGAGACCGCCCATCGTGGCCAGTTCGATGGCCGCCTGGCGGGCTTCATGTTCCGGGGTCCCGGCGGCTTTGAGGGCATCGTAGACTTCCACGTTCATGAGGCTCATGCGTCGGCCTCCTCGGCGGCGATGTCCTTCGCGATTTCGGCATCGATGTAGGCTTGCATGCCCTCGTAGTAGTCGGTCAGGCGTGCCAGGGCTTCGAGGATCGTGTCGTAGGGATACTCGGGGGAATCATCAATGTACTGGTCGAGGATGGCATCAAGGGGTGCATACAAGGTGTTCACCTCTGCCAGTTCGACATCAGTCAGCATGACAGGTGCAGGCTCGGGGGCGGGAGCAGGGACGAGTTGCCAGCAGGATGGGACGTGTTTGCGGGGCATGATGACGCCTCCTCTACGGTCGTAATGACCAGGCGTTAAAGTAGAGGCTTCAACCTTACGAGCGGGCGCGACCCGCTACCTGGTCAAAGCACAGTATAGAGCAAGTATACCAAAAAGGGCAGCCGCATGGCACCTGAATTGGCTGGTTTCGTCGGTCCTTCTGGTACTACCAGGTCTCCTAATGCCGCCTGTGACAAATTGTATAACATGTATGTCGAACAGGTCGAGACTGATAGAAAACGGTATGTTTTGTACTCAATGCCAGGGCTTAGGCAAGTCGCACAACTCCCGAGCGGCCCCGTGCGCGGACTCTACGAATCAAGTGTAGGCCGTGTCTTTGCCGCAACCTCGACGACCTTGTACGAGCTGTTTTCTGGTTGGAGCTTTTTGTCCCGTGGGACCATTACGACAGGCACGAACCCCGTTTCGTTCGCGGACAATGGTATTCACGTCGTCTTGTCTGTTGAAGGCGTCGGGTATGCGTTTGATCTGACGACCAATGTCCTGACGACGCTCCCGACGACAGGGCCGCAGCCCTTTGGGCAGATGGCCTACCTTGACGGGTATCTGCTTAGTAACCAACCAGGGAGCAGGCGGTTTTACTATTCGAACTTACTCGACGCGCTGACCTGGCCGGCGTTGTCTTTCTATTCCGCAGAAGGCAGACCAGATAATCTCGTGACCATTGTGGCTGACCATCGAGAGTTATGGGTGTTTGGTAGTCAATCCATAGAGGTCTGGATGAGCACAGGCGACAGCCTCAATCCCTTTGCCCGTATGCAGAACGTCTTCATCGAGCAGGGCATTGAGACGCCGTGGAGTGTCGATGCGCTCGATAATACCCTGTTCTGGCTGGGCGGTTCGCCGCGTGGCGAAGGCCCCATGTGGACAGTCCAGGGCTATCAGCCGGTGCGCATCTCGACGCACGCGGTGGAGAGTGCCATGGCGGGGATGGCCACCGTGAGTGATGCGGTGATTACGACCGCCCGGCATGGCGGCCACGGGTGGGTGACCTGGGATTTCCCGAGCGGCGGCCAGACCTGGAGTTTTGACATCGCCACCCAGGCCTGGGCCGAGTGGCCGAGCCTCACGGCAGATGGCACCTTGAGCAACTACCCGAGCAATACCCACTGTAGCGCGTTTGGGGAACATCTCTGGGGCGATAGGACGACTGGCGCCTTGTATATCTGGGACATTTTGTATCATAAGTATGGCACGGCTCCACGGCTCTGTCGCCGCACCAGCCCGCACGTCCGCAGCGAACAAAAACGTCTGCGCTACCACCAGTTTCGTCTGGAGGCGGAGATGGGTGTAGGCCTCGACGGCGGGGTGGTGCCTGGCAGTGATCCGCAGGCCATGCTGCGCGTCAGTGCCGATGGCGGCCACTCGTGGGGGCAGGGGCGCTGGCGTTCGCTGGGGAAGATCGGGGAGACGCAACGTCAGGCCGTGTGGTACAGCCTGGGGCAGCACCGGCAACTGGCGTTTGAGGTGACGGTGAGTGACCCGGTAAAGATAGCACTATTAGGCGCATACCTGGAGGTAGGTTGATGCCCGATCTCCTTGCCCCTGCCCCAGCCCGTGAGGCCCTCATCCAGCCCGGCGCCATCATTACGCCGCCCTGGCAACGGTGGCTGGCGGAGGTCGCGCGGCAACTGGGCGTGGTGCAGGGCGACGTGGCCACGCTCCAGGAGGCCCTGGTGGCCCTCGAAGCCGAGCTCGCCGCCCTGGTGCAGCCGCAGGTGACCACGCTCACCGTCGCCGTGAGTGGCGCTGCGGTGCTGACGTTTGCCGCTATGGCCCCGGCTGGGGCGCAGGTGGTCGGCGTCACGTGGCGCATCCAGACGACGTTTACGGGCACGCTGAGCGGCCTGGCGGTGGGTGATGCTCTGGCCGCTGATAGATGGGGCGTTGCCGCGGCCCTCACGGCGGGGACCACCGGCGACAGCAGTGGCTGGCATGGGCAAGGCGGCTTCACGGTGGCGAGTGCGTATCAGGTGCTGGCGCAGCCCATAGGCGATGGCTTTGGCGGGGCGGGGGCGCTGACGTGTGCCTGTACCTGGTGGCCGGCGCTCAGCCCGCCAGCGTAGGAGGTGCAGCGTGGCCCTCTGGTATGTGCCCGGGCAGGGGTTGGTAGACGACAGCCAGGAAGGCGTGTCGATCCCAGAACCCGGCGAGATCGTCTTGCCCAATGGCGAAAAGATTACCTGGGGCATCGCGGGCACAGAGCGTCTCCCGGAGTACACACTGCCGGCGCAGTTTGGCGACACGCCCTTTCAGTGGCGGCCCGGGGCGCACACGCAGGAGTGGCTGCCGGGCCTGTCCTCCTATGCCGTGGGGTATATCCCGCAACTGATCGACTGGAGTGAAGCGGCGCAGGCAGGGACGCTCCAGCCCTTTGAGCGCGAGCAGTACGAGCAGATGCGCCAGCAGGCGATGGCCATTCCCACGAGGGATATCAGCCAGCTCGAGGCCGGCTATCCGGGTGACGAGGGGGACTGGGGCCGCTATCTCACGCCGTCCTCGCCGGACGCGGGCGCCATCATGCTCACCCTGCGGGACAAGATCCAGGGGGGGCAGGCGACCGAGCAGGAGCGCGGGCTCTATGACACGTTTTTGGCCCAGATGCGCGAGCAAAACTGGCGGGCATCAGTGCCGCAGCCCAGTGATGCGTTCAACCCGCTCTCGAACGAGTTTTTTCTGGCCCTGGGCGCCCTGGGCGGGGCGGTCGGCGGCGCCGGGGCCTTTGGCGCGTTTGCCCCGGTCGCCGGGGCGGCCGGTGGGGGGGCGGCCGCGGCCAGTGCGACACCGTCCCTGCTGGGGATACCGACCTCGACGCTCAGCACCCTGGGGGCCATTGGCTCCTACGGCGGCATGGGCGCGAACCTGCTCGGGGCGGCCACGCAACAGCCGTGGTTGCAGAAACTCGGTCTGGCGCTCGGGGTCGGCGGCGGCCTGGCCGGGGGGCTGGCAGGGCTTGGCAATGTCTTCAGTACCGGAGTCCAGAACGTCGGCGATGTGGCGCGGCTGGCCTCGAGTGCGGGACGCCTCACCGGCGCCCTCGGGCGGGCCACGGGGATCGAGCCCTTACAACAGGCCAGTCGCTACCTGGGGCTGGGCGCACAGGTGGGCCAGCTGGGCGGGGGCGTGGCCTCCTTACTCGGGGCAGCGCAGGGCGTCAGCGAGGGAGCGATGTCGGGGCTCAGTCCGCAGGACCTGGTGACACAGCGAGGAGGACGTATGAGCGAGTGGGATTGGCTTGGCCTTGATCTCGGCAGCGGCGAGGGCTACGGCACGGTGCTGGCGCCAGGCTGGGACCCGGGCGGTGGCAGCAGTGCCTGGGACACCTTCACGGGCTGGGGCGATCCCTACGGCCCGGGCTCCAGCGGGGATGTGGGGTTCAGTGGAGAGGGGAGTGGCAACTGGCTGGGCACGGCCCTCGGGGCCCTCGGCAGCGTGGGGTCCTTCCTGGGCAAAAATGCCTCGTGGCTCGGCCCGGCGGCCACTGGCCTCGCCGGGCTGGGCGGGGGCCTGCTCGGCGCCAATGCCTCCAGTGATGCGGCCGCCCTCCAGGCGGCGGCGCTCAACCGGGGGCTGGATTTAAGTACAGCACAGTGGCTGGCACAACAAGAACGCAGTGCCCCGTGGGTGCAGGCCGGGCGCTCGGCCCTGGAACAACTCCAGGGCGTGGCCGGGCAAGCGCCTCCATCCTTTCAGCAACCTGGGCTTCCCGGCACGCAGCCCTTTCAGTACAGTGGCCCTGGGATGCCAGCTACGGGCTTTCAGTATACGGGGCCGGGCATGCCGGAGATGGGCTTTCAGTATACCAATCACTTCCCCATGCAGGATTTCACGGCGCCGACCTGGGACGAACTGAAGGCGCGCGATCCCGGGATTGCGGCTCGCCTCACCGAAGCCCAGCAGGGACTCGAAGCGTCCGCAGCGGCCCGGGGTGGAGCCCTCTCCGGCCCGGCGCTCGCGGCCTTACAACGCCAGTCACAGGCCCTGGCGAGCCAGGAGTACCAACCGGCCTACCTGCGCGCGCTTGGTGAGTATCAGATGGGCTACGGGCAGGACTGGCAGCAACAGCAGGAAGCCTATCAGCGTGCCCTGGCGCAGAATCAGCAACTCTACGGCCGCCAGTGGCAGCAGCAGCAGACGGACTATGAGCGGCAACTGGCGCAGAATCAGCTGCTCTATGGGCGTGGCCTCGAACAGTATCAACTCGGCTATGGGCAGCAATTGGGGCTCAATCAGCAAGACTATGCCCGCCAGCAAGCCTTGTACCAGCAGCAGTATCAGCAGATGGTGGATGCGTATAACGCGCAACGGCTGGCGCAGCAAACACAGTTTAATCAGTTGAGCAATATCGCCGGGTTAGGGCAGACCACGATCGGGCAGCTGGGGAATCAGGGCGCCTATGCCGCGCAGCAGCAGGGCAACTTGCTGAGCCAGCTTGGCACGGCGCAAGGGGCGGGCGAGTTGGGCGGTGCCCTGTCGTGGCAACGCGCCCTGACCGGGGCCGGGAATCAGTTGCCGTCCCTCCTCCGCGGCCTCAACGCTTAGGAGCAGGCCATGTCTACGCTTGGGTCATTGATCGGGATGTTAGGCGAGAGCCAGATCCGGCCCTGGTCCCAGGGCGTCATTGAGGCAAACCGGGCTGAGACGGGCCTCCTTGAGTTAGCCGACCTGAAGCGCCAGCAGGAGACGGCGGCCCGCGTGCGGCAGCACTACCAGGCCAACCCGCAGGAACTCCTCGGGGGCGCGGGGGGCTCGGTGCTGGCCTCTCCTGCCCTCACGGCTGGCGCTGGCCCCATGACGCAGCAGACCGTAATCCCCGGCCAGCCCGCCGGGGCGCCGCAGGTGGTGCCGGGCGGCATGGACCTCTCACAGTTTGCCACTGGTCAGCCGCAGAGCACGCTGGCGAGTCTGGCCCCGCGCCAGCCCAACTCGCTCGAGGCGCTCGTACGCACGGACCCGGACGCGGCGCTCCAGGTCATGCAGACGCGCTTCAAGCTCCAGGAACAGCAGCTCGGGTGGGGCGAGAAGATGGCCGCCTCGATTGGCCGTATTGCCCAGGGCGTGCACGACCAGGCGAGTCTCGACCAGGCGCGGCAGGAGATCGCGCAGATCGACCCGCGTGCGGCAGCCCAGTTGCCGCAGTTTTACAGCAAGGAGGCGATGACGCCATTTATCGAGCGGGCCTTGAGCGTGAAAGAGGCGC